ATATAGGCTCTCCTAATTGGTCGGGTACTGATATATTTGATGGATTACAGATAGATGGTAGACCTCCAAACTCGACAGAAGCCTTACCGGGTTACGACAACGACACTAAACCTGGCACATCTCCAATAATACCAGGTACAAAAGCACAGAATGGATTAAGTCCAGAGACTGCAGAAGCTTGGGGAGCAGGTATAACGGCAATTAATCTTTTAAGTAAGATGATTAGAGATCACAAAAATCAACCTACTACTAAGCCCTTAGGTAAAAATGCAGTTAAAGAAGCTAGAAATAGAGCGGTAAGTAAATATCTAAACCCGAAGAAGAAGAAAAAGAAGAAGTACTTCGCATGAAAAAGAAACGTGGAGCCCGTTACGCTAACGGAAATAGGAAGGCTCAACAGAAAGCCTATAATAAGACTAAGAAGGGTCTTAAACTAAGGATCAGAGCTAATAAGCTTCGTAGGAAACTGAAGCTTAAGGTAGGGGATAAACGTGATGCTGCTCATTATAAGGGCAGCAAATCTAAAGGTAGACCACAAAGCCGTGCTAAGAACAGGGCTAGTAGACTTAAGATTAGGAGGAAGTGATGCCAGTAATAGGAAGTGGTGGTGGTCCTAATATAGAAGGACGTGACGAACAGGTGAAACCAGCAAAGAAAGTGCATCAAAGTCAGATAGGAGGGCCAGGTAACCGAAGTGCTGTAAAGAGAGGTACGTTACGGGATATACTTTATAAGATACCGCCTGCTGTAAAAGCAGATTTTAAAAGAAGAGAAGCTGAAGTAGAATTCGCTAAAGAATCTAAGAAATGGTCAGGTAACCTCGATGGAGCACACAAAAAATATGGCCACTTAATACATAGAAAGAGGCTCCAAGCAATATACGATAACCCTAAAAAATACATAAACCAGTTAGGTATAGGTGCACATTCTGCTATTAAAAATCAGCAAGACTTAGCTTCTATGAAAGGGTTTGAAAAATATGTTAGAAGAACTCTAGATGAGGCAGCTAAAAAAACTAAAAAGCTTAATACATATTTATTCCCAGGAGGACATAAACTTAGTAATATAGTTAGAAGTATACACTTCGGGCATGGACAAGGTTTAATGGCTGCTGGCCCAAACATAGGAGGATCACATACTGGACAATACCCACTTGATAATATGAGGCAGAGTAAGTGGTCTGGCCCTAGTAAGGGTGCAATGGGAGCTGACGGGTGGTATAAAGTAGATGATGCATATTCAGCAATAAATCATCCTCAATTCTGGGATGAAGCTTGGTCAAACTACATCTTAGGCGAAGATATGCCTATATTAGTAGACTTAACTGATGAAGCTAAGAATAAAGTACTTCATAGAGGCTACAATCCAGATAGAATAATCATCGAGCAGGATAACATCAATCTAAATAGAATAGATGATGATGTAGCTGAATATATACCATTTAAACGTAAGGGACCACCTCCAAAAGGTGAAATACTTAAAATCGAAGACCCGTCTGGTCAAAGAAGACCTAGTAATGTACCAGGCATTGAAGAAGCATTCGATTCTATACCTGGAGCTAAACAGTTAAGAATAGCATCTAAAAATCCATTGGTTAGAAAAGCGGCTATAGTAGCTGGTGTTGCGACACCATTTCTAGGCCCATTAGGTGTATTAGCTAGTGAAGCTCAAATAGGTGATAGGGAGAGAGAAGTAGCTGAAAATCCAAACGATCCAGTACTTAAATTCCAGTTAGAACTAGATAAAGCAACATATAATGCTGATTTAGCAGCTTTAGAGGGTGAACCAATCCCTGAAGCTGTTAGTCTGGTTACAGGATTAGCTAGTCTAAGTTTAGATGCTGGTAGATCTTTAACAAAAACCTCAGAGAAATTCATTAAAGAACAAACATCTGGGAATATACCTGATCATACAGATGTTGTAAAAAGAACACAAGAACGAAACAGTGGACTTTCTGAAGAGGATAGAAATATATATAAAGCTGGCGGTGGTAATGCTGCTATGACTAAGTACGGATGGGATATAAAACAAACAATGGCTCAAGGTTATAAAAACCTACTATTACAAACACCAGATTACGAATGACACTAACCCTAACAGAACAGACAACAGATAAGTGGGAAGAGCTATGTCAATGGGTCACATCAACCGAGAACCGGCTATATGTCGGTTGGTTTGGTGTGCTCATGATCCCCACCTTAGCAGTAGCAACAACCGCATACATTCTAGCATTCATTGCGGCTCCTCCCGTTGACATCGACGGCATTAGGGAGCCAGTCGCAGGATCTTTACTTTATGGAAACAATATTATTTCTGGCGCTATTGTGCCTAGCTCCAACGCTATTGGGCTTCATTTCTATCCCATTTGGGAAGCGATTTCTTTAGATGAATGGCTTTACAATGGCGGACCGTACCAGCTCATTGTATTTCACTTCCTGATTGGCACCTCAGCGTACCTAGGAAGGCAGTGGGAGCTATCTTATAGGTTAGGTATGCGTCCTTGGAATGCAGTGGCATTCTCGGCTCCCCTAGCGGCAGCCTTTGCAGTATTTTTTGTGTACCCAATTGGACAAGGAAGTTTTAGCGACGGGATGCCGCTTGGCATCTCAGGCACGTTTAATTTTATGTTTGTCTTCCAAGCAGAGCATAACATTCTCATGCATCCTTTTCATATGCTTGGGGTTGCCGGTGTATTCGGCGGTGCTCTTTTCTCTGCTATGCATGGGTCGCTTGTCACAAGTAGCCTCATACGTGAGACATCAGAAGATATAAGTCAGAACTATGGCTACAAGTTCGGACAAGAAGAAGAAACATACAATATTGTAGCTGCTCATGGATACTTCGGTAGATTAATTTTCCAATATGCATCGTTCAACAACTCAAGGAGTCTTCACTTCTTCCTCGCTGCTTGGCCTGTTATTGCCATCTGGTTTACTAGCATTGGTGTTAGCACTATGGCTTTCAACCTTAACGGGTTCAACTTCAATCAGTCCATTGTAAATAGTGAAGGTAGGGTTATTCCTACTTGGGCTGACGTATTAAATAGACAGAATCTAGGTTTTGAGGTAATGCATGAACGTAATGCTCATAACTTCCCATTAGACCTAGCAGCTAATAACATTGTACCAATTGCACTTAAAACACCCGCTATAGGTTAACATGAATACACAAGGTATGTCTGGTAAAGGATACCTAGCACCTTGGGCAAGAGGGACTGACATGAAAGAAGTCGGCCCCATGCCACAGGTTAAGCATACAATCTACACACTAGAAGAAAGAGAAGAACTAATTAGTATTATTATGGAAGCTCACAAACGTCTACATGGAGGTAACTTAAATGGCTGATAAAGGTTCAGCTTTAAAAGTAGGTAACACTATAGAAAAAAGATACTTACAAAAACTGCAAGCTATATATGATGCTACAGGCAGCGAAAGAGACCGAAAAGCCTTGGAAGCGTATAAAGCTAAAATCAGTACACCTTTAAAGGATAGAGCGTGGACTGATGGCTTAAAGAACTTACTGGGAGGTAAGAAATGACAAGCATAATCGAACTAAAACATTGGTTAACTGGTTTAGCTAAGGATAAGGAAATATCTGATAGGCTACTTGCTTTAATTCCTAATCATGATGATAAAGATAAGTATGGAAATAAACCTAATCCTAAACCAATAAAGGGTGAAGATCATATGCCACTGCCTGGCCCTTTTAGAGGAACATGACAGACATCCTAACTGCCCTTCAGGATGACTTCAAGCTGTTCCTACAAGCACTGTGGGATCAGCTTGACCTACCATCCCCTACAAGGGCACAGTACGCTATTGCAGACTACTTACAGAATGGTCCTAAACGTTTACAGATCCAAGCCTTCCGAGGAGTCGGTAAGAGCTGGATTACTGGAGCGTTTGTATTATGGACTCTTTTCAAAGATCCAGAACGAAAGATAATGATCATCAGTGCTTCTAAAGAACGTGCTGATAACATGTCCATTTTCCTACAGAAACTAATCATTGAAACCCCATGGCTGAATCACTTACAACCCAAATCGGACGAATCAAGATGGTCGCGTATAAGCTTCGACGTAAACTGTTCTCCCCACCAAGCCCCAAGCGTAAAGTCGGTGGGCATAACTGGGCAGCTAACCGGAAGCCGCGCAGATCTTATGATTCTGGACGACATTGAGGTTCCAGGTAATTCGATGACGGAGATGATGCGTGAGAAACTACTTCAATTATGTACGGAAGCTGAATCTATCCTCACGCCAAAAAATGATAGCCGTATTATGTATCTCGGGACTCCTCAGACTGTTTTTACTGTTTATCGTAAGTTGGCAGAGCGGAATTATAGACCTTTCGTTTGGCCAAGTAGATACCCAAGAAAAGGTAAGCTATCCCAATACGAAGGACTATTAGCACCACAGATCGTTGAAGACATAGAGAATGGTGTAAAGGATTGGGATGTAACAGACCCAGATAGATTTGATAATGAAGACCTCCTAGAGCGTGAAGCAGCTATGGGTAGGTCTAACTACATGCTTCAATTCCAACTAGACACAAGCTTATCCGATGCAGAGAAATTCCCCCTTAAAATGGCTGATTTGGTCGTTACCAGCGTCAATCCTGACACTGCTCCCGAATCCGTCATTTGGTGCTCAGATCCCTCAAACGTTATACGAGAGTTACCCACAGTCGGTCTCCCAGGAGATTACTTTTATTCTCCAATGCGACTCGTTGGCGAATGGGATTCTTACTCAGAAAGAATCTGCAGCGTTGATCCGTCAGGTAGAGGAGCAGACGAAACAGCAGCAGCATACCTATCTCAAAGAAACGGTTTCATCTACTTGCATGAGATGCGTTCTTACAGAGATGGGTACAGTGACGGAACACTGCTCGATATTATACGGGGATGTAGAAAGTATGGAGTAACTAAGCTCCTTATTGAATCTAACTTCGGTGATGGTATCGTAGCTGAGCTATTCAAGAAACACTTAATTAACACACAACAACACATAGACATAGAAGAGACTAGAGCTAATGTTAGAAAAGAGGATAGGATTATTGACTCTCTTGAGCCTGTGCTTAATCAGCATCGCCTTATCGTCGACAAGTCTGTTATTGAGTGGGATTACAGCAGTAATAAAGACGCAGCACCAGAGCAACGTCTTCTCTATATGCTGTTCTACCAGATGAGCAGAATGTGCCGAGAAAAAGGCGCAGTACGGCATGACGACAGACTAGATTGTCTTAGTCAGGGTGTACAATACTATACAGACGCTCTTTCTATCTCTGCTCACGAAGCAATGAAAACACGTAAGAGAGAAGATTGGAATAGTTTGCTTGAGGACTTCCTTGAGAACCCT